TTCGACTTTTAAATCATCAACAAGTCCAGCAAGTTCTGTGTTGAGGCCTTTGATTTTCTCTTTAGCCTCAGGAGTGTACTTGCCGTCTTCGGATGAATCGAAAGCTGCTTTAAGTTCTTCACGAGATTTTGCAATCTGCTCTTGAAGTTCATGCACTTTTGACATATTGGTTATTCTCCTATATATAATTGGGTTTATTTTTTAGAGGACAGGCTCGTCCTCTTCGCTTATGTCGATATCCACTGTATCAGCCAATAAAGACTGACCCTCTAACCACTCTGCATCAAAATCATCGTCAGACGATTCACTGTTATCATCTGCAACGGCTTCAGGTGATTCAACTTCAGGTTCTTCTGAAGATTCCACCTCTTCTACCTCAACGTCATCAGATGGGTCTTCATCCTCGACAACGTCTTCAACAGGTTGTTGTTCCTCTACTTCTGTCTCTAAAACTTCAGCTGGTTCACTTCCAACATTTTCGATGAATTGGTCTAATTCAACCCACGCATCGCTTAAGTCTTCCTGAACTGCTCTTAAAGCTTCAGTTGCTTTTGTACCTAGTGTTCTTCCATCTTTAGCACGCAACATCGCAATGGCGGTAGCTCGTACCATCAAGTCGTTTAATGCAGCAAGCACATCTTTGACTTGTTCTGAGAAAGTTTGACTTTTCTCGGACACTTCAACTTCTTCTGATTCTTGAGTCTCTATTGTTGCTTCTGCTATAGAATCTTTTACTGCTTGTAATTCTTTTAAATACAATGCAGGATTTTCTATAAGCATTTCAACAGTTACAGACTTCTCTTCCTCTTCGGAAGGTTCTTCAGAAGGAGCTTCGGCTTCTGGTTCTTCTTTTTGAAAAGAACTAGAGCCTAAAACACTTTTTTTCTCTTCCTCCACTAAATCTTCAACCAATTCTTTATTTGATTTGATTGCCATAGTGTAGGTCTCTTGATTTGCACCAACAAGTACAGGTGAAACTTCAAAGACAGTTAAGTCTTTTAGGTATCTTGCATCTTGTTCGTCTTCGCTGTCAGCACTCTTGAATGGTGCTCTTTCAGCGTCATTTACTCTATAACCGAATGACCATTGTTGCATGTCACCCATGTTTTTTACTATTTTATAAGCTTCTTGCCCTGAATCAGTATCCATGAAAAATTCACCATCAAAGGTTGCTTTTCCATCGTCTTCTTTGATTCTTCCTTTACCGATTGGCATGTCCCATTTGTGAGCCCATACCATAGGGACATCGCCAGATTTAAAACCTGATTTGATTGAACCTGGGAGAACGACATCTCCGTCAGAATCTAGACTATTGAATACTGAAAATACGGCTGAAACTTTACCTTCGGCTTCTTCTTTTAATTCGAAGTCGATGGCTTTTACTTCTTTTTCAGACATAGCTATTAATATCTCCTCTGTTAACAGATTTATTAAAAGGTACGCTATATTAGTAATTTTTGCATATGCTTTAAAAAAGCGTGGTATTTTATTCGTCTTTTATGTCTTTTATAACTGTGAGTTTTGAGACTGGCATTGTTACTTTTCTGTCGGTCTTTTTATGTTTTCCACTTTCTAGTATTGCGTATACTTGCATAGTGGCTTCTCCGTCACCTACAGATGTAACTACTCCATGTACTGTTGAGGGTGGGTCTGGGTCCTTATTTATGGACCAACTAACAGATTGTCCTACTCTAACACTTGCTGCTTTCTCTCCACTCTTTTTAGATGAGAGAGGGTGGGAAGAAGGTAGTAAGTCTTGGTCATAAGGCTTTCTCTTAAATCGTCCTGTACGCAAAGCGTGTAAGAACCCATTTACTCTGGCTAATCCCCATTGGTCAGCTGATGTAACATTACCTCTAACTGAACCTGGATTAGTTCTGTAAGCACCGACACCTCTATTGAAAACTGCGGCCAAAGTTCTAGCGTTTGTTCTATGTTTTGGATTTTTAGCATTATGATTTTTTGCTTTTTCAGAAAGAATTTTTTTAATTCTTCCAGATACTGCTTTAAGTGCAATATCATCGGCCATTTGTTCTGCTAAGTCAGCAGCTGCTTTTCTCCTAGAACGAACAACTTTCTTTTGGTCGTTAATAATTTTTTTCATAGCAGATACGCCTATGTTAGAAACACCACCCCACTTAATATTGGCAATAGTACCATTAAGTCGGTTGTTACCTTGATGTCTTCCCATATAGCGTTCTCTTCTACGAACCCAGTTTAAAACTGATTCACTTCTGTCACCAGACTTATATTTAGTCCAATTCCTAAAGGCATCATTTCCTGTGAATGATGTAGGAGGATTACCTCCGTTACCAGCTCTTCTCCAAATCTCAGGCCAATTTTCTTTTAGGTCTTTAGCGTACCCATATGGAAATTGCTTGTATTTTGAATTTGAGATTGATACCTGTTTATCATCTCCTGGACTTGGAAAATTTGTTCTATCTTTTTTTGGTTTTTCTTTTACGTTTTCTGGTTCAATACTAAATTGTGATTCCATAATAACTTCTGCTTCTTCTAAACTTACTTTGAGTTCTTCCATTATATCAACAAGGTAAGATTTTTTTGTTCTTTCAAAAGACTCATGACTAGCACAAGGCATATAATAAGTAGTGCCTCTTACTTCATGTTCGTGATAACCTTCACATCCAATTTCTTTAGCTCTTCTTTCAGCAGCTTCGATTGTGTCATACATCCACATATTGCTAGAAGTGTTTCTACTTGGACTAGCAGATTTTTTTCCTAAATATGCTTCAGCTTCTTTTTCTGTATCAAAACATTTAATTACTTTTCCGTCATCATGTCCTATTACACACCATGCACCATTAGGCATTTGAGCAACATATTTTTCCTCATTACGAGGTTCTTCGTTTTGTTGTATTTTAGGTGCTCTTAAATTAGCTTCTGGATATTCTTCTAATGTAAGTAAATCTTTTTGTTCTGTTTCAATGTTAGAACTAGCAGCAGCTAAAGGATTACCTTCTTGTTCATTTTGAGCTTGTTGCCTATTAGCTTCTGGCATATCATTTAAAATTGCATTACCCTCTGTATCTACTTGAATCATATTTAATGGTCTCAAGTAAACATCGTGTTTGTCGTCAGAACTTAATCCTACAACTTGTCTAGCTTCACCAATAGTTATCCAACCACCAGCTACACCCATGTTTACTCTTTTATACATGTTGTCCATATCTGGTTGCAATGCTCTAACAGAATTAATATCATATTCTGCTCTAAGTGAAACATCTTTAAAGTCTGGAACTAATAATTGATGTGTTAATTCATTAGCTACTGTTCTCCACATTGGAACTAATTTTTGCTCTGTAAAAAATTCTCTTAATTCTTTTGTATTATTAAAAGTGGCCGCATCCAATCCAGCTCCGAGTCCAGCGAGAATTGCTGGGACACCTAAAACTGCAGATACTCTTTCTTCAGGTAATCTTCTTAACTCACCTAATTTCATTTGGTCAGGTGAGAAAGAAACAATATCTACATTCATAGCACCAGATAAAACCATAGGTGCAAATCTATTAGCACCACCAAACTTCTCTTTATACATTTGAAGTATTGATTCGGCCTCTTCTCTAGTAGGACCACCATATCCATCATTTCTTGGTGTAAGTACTACACCAGGTACAGCCATGTTGTTGAGCAGTGCAGCTGCATATTGTCCAGCAGCTTCATCACCTAATATTTCACGAAGGACTGTTTTAAGCGGAGCATGTCCTCTTCTGTGGTCATTAGGGTCTATTCCTTGTCGGATGTGGACAACATCTTTTTCTGGAAGTTCAATCTTTTCGCCTTTACCATAAAGGTAATAATCATAATGAGTAATTAAAGTATCTTCATTACCTCTTACTTCTACTAGGTGTGGCATAAGTGGTACAAGTTCAACAACTTGACCTCTAGCATCTCTATTTTTGTAAAGAAAAGCATCACCTAATGTATTTAAAGCTAAAACTATATAATGTGATAATAAGTTTGAAGACATAAATGGATTAGGCCTTCTATATAATTGTGCTAATGGGTGGTCAACAGATATTTCTCTGTCACCAAATTCTTTATCTATTTTAACAACTTGTAAAGGAGGTTCTGAAAATGATGTTGCTAAAACATTTAAACATGCAGTTACAGCAGAGTTTGCTGAACCATCACCTATTTCTTTTAATTTATTAGATTCCCAAAATCCTGATGAAGTGTTGTAACCATATATAGAGGCATCATTGCCAAATAATTGATTGTAGTTTGATTGAGCTTTTTCTTCTTTACCTCTACCAGGCACAATAAAATCTAAAGCTTTCTGGAATCTACTCTTTTCTTCCATTTAATACGCTGTCCATCCGTGTCTTTGTTGTATTGACTGTGCTGCGAGACCCAGAGCATCGACTTGGTCGTCATGTGCTCCAACAGGGAAAGTCAATAACTCTCTCTCTAATTCTGTCAACCATGGCGCATCTTTGCGAAACATGATATCACCTGCCTCCATCCTAGCACTTAGCGGTAAAGCTTTGGTTATTTTATCCTTCTCTGCTCTCATTTCTTGGACTCTCATTCCAGACCTATTTGCTTGCTGAATAAAAGCTTTAGAAAAACCTTGATTCTCCATACATACATGTCTCCACCTGTATCTATCTGCCATTCTTTTCATAGCAGGAACAATATCAGGCCCTTCCATTTTTACTCTTACTAAATCTTCTAAGAATAGTTGATTACTTGGTGTTCTAGCAAAAGACATAATAACTGTATAGTCAGATGCTTTTTCTGTTGTAACTGCTACATCTACAGCACCAAAGTGTTCTAAGTCTTGAGGATTCCATTGTCCACCACCACCCATATAAAATCCTGATGGTGCTACATCATAATAAGAAACCCATTCAGGTTTAAACAAACCTTGACCAGCTTCAACAAATTCGGCCATATATTCTTGTGCAAATACAATAGAACCTACTTCAGTTTTAGCCGCTTCAATCTCTTCAGGGTCGATAGCAGGATTATCAAGAGTAGAAAATCTAAATCTTTCCCAGTTAGCTTGCTCACCTGCTGTTTCCCATAAATCATAAAACCAATTACCTACACCTAGAGGAGTACTAATAAATAAGGCCGAACCTTTTCTTTCTGTAAGAGTAGGTCGTAATAC